TAAACGTAGAATTTTTTAGATCCTCCACGTTTTGGTTTGTTGAGGGCTACTTTTTTACCTTTATACTCAGCTTCATTCATATAGTCTACTGATGCTTTTAGCATATCGAATCCTGAGAAGTCAAAAGATTCATTTTGTAGCTTAACTGCTTTTCTAAAGTTTTCCATATTGATTGTACCGCCGATTGACTCCACCAACTCTTTTACTAAGTCAAAGTCAATCATTTCATCTATAGAAGAAGATTCGTCGATAGTATCTTCATTTTCGATCATTTCATCGATTAAACAACCAATCTCAAAAAGAGGGTTATAAGAAGTAGATGCCATAGGTAAATCTAAAGGCACTTTCATTCCGTTGTAATCTCCGTACTCTCCTATATCAGTAGTCTCAATTAAATCCCTATCCTCTTCGCTAAGTTCGATTTCCTCGTTGCTAAGAGCTTCTCTTGCTTCTTTAAACAACTGTATAAAGGCTTCAGAGTTATAACGGTAGACATGCTCATGTAAAGAGAGCTTATTGTCTAAGTGGTATTGTAATGATGGGTAACCAATAAGGTTTTTAAGTTTTATCATAGTCAAAATCTTTTCTATAAAATTTTCCTAGTATATTATCATTTATGTATTGATGATTATATGTCTCTAGTACGTCATTTATAAATAGGTGCTTACATTCAAAATACGTTAATAGCTTCTTATTAGGTACGAAATCAAGAATTCTCTTTTCAAAATCGGCTCGTAAGTCTTTAGATTCTTTAACTAATCTCAATATATCTTTATGTGAACCATAATACTCTTTCCAATCTGATTCAGTAATCACCTTTTGTTTTAGAGGAGTTCTTCCTCCTATACCTTTTGCCTTTCTTTCTTCTCTCAAAGCTTCAAGGGCTTTTTTGCCTAGTCTTTTGTTTCGTTCGAAGTATAGTACTTTTTTTCCTATATACTTCAAACCGGATGGCTTATGTAAAGTTTCATAAATGAAACCATAAGTGCCTTTCGGCATGTCTGAAATATCTGTTATAAGCCTACCCTGAAAAGTCCAGGTAGGTAGTGTTGGCATGTTCATATTAGTTTGATTATGTCGCTAGAGCTTAGCTTTCAGCTCGTCAATTTGTGACTGCTGCTCCTTAACAGCTTCTATTAATAACGCGACTAGTTTCTCATAACTTACTGCTTTATACCCGCTGTCTCTAGTTTGGACTAGCTCCGGTAAAATTGCTTCTATTTCTTGGGCGATTACACCTACGTCATGTCCTTCATGTACGTTTTGCTTATCGTTCCAATCAAATTCATATCCTCCTATTTGTTTAAGTTTATCTAAAGGTTTAGAGATAGGAGTTATATTTTCTTTTAACCTTTCATCTGAAGATGCATATGCAATAATATCGTTTGTAGAACTTAAAGGAACTGTCAAGGATGCTGATGCATCTTCTACTGTCAGTTTAGCAGTTCCGTCTATAACAAAAGATAACTCATCGATTGCAGATAATTCTAATTTTTTAATTAGAGATGAACCTGCATTGGTTTCAAAGTATTTTATCTCAGCTCCATATTGCCCGCTATACCCTCCAGTATTTTGATAACCAAAGTTTAGACCTTTTCCTGATGTAGTAAATTCTAAATCACCAGAGATATCATCTCCAGCTTTTAGTACATAGGTTTGAGCTACTGCTGTTGATCTAGCATAACCTTCTACGGAGTGGTCTCCCCATCCTGCTGCAGTATCCCAATCGTCTATATCTGATTGTAATATACCATATGCTGGTGAAGCAGTAAATATAGGGTCTGTTTCTGCAGTTAATGAGTTAGCAGCATTTAAAGCATACGAAGCTGTTAAGGCAGTTGTAGCATATGATGCTGTTGAGGCTACTCCTGCTACTAATGCGTTTTGAGCTAATCCAGAATTATCTGCCCAAGAAGCAGATATAGATGTACCAACTGTAGGTCCTGTGTAGGTCCCGTTAACAACTAAATCATCGACTGTAGTTACCCTTCCTACATTAAGGTCTCTGGCAATGTTAATAGAATGAGCTGAATATATAGAACCTGTAAATATATGGGTATCGTCTAAACTATCACCAAATTGAGTTGAACCAGATTCAAATATTACTGATGATGTTATATATTCTGTTTTGAACTCTTGTGCTGTAAGAGTACCTGTTACTGTAAGATCTCCCTCTAAAGTATCTGTTGTGTTAAGTAGATAGTTTTGTGTAAGTGATTGAGATATATCTGCTAATTCACTATTAGCACCAGTAAGAATACTTTCAACTCCATCTATTCTAGAATCAATAGAAGTAGATATAGCAGTTCTTTGAGTGTGTGCAGAACCACTAAGTGATAAGTTATCTGTTGCTGCTTTAATTACTGATTGAGAATACAGGTAAGTGCTCTGTTGGCTAACAGAACTAGAGTAAGTACCAAAACCAGAGGTATTACCTAAGATAATTTGACTTGAGCCTGATACTAATGTAGGTTTATTAAGTAGTGAGTTAAAATCAGTTGAACCGTAAATAACTCCATCAACAGTTAAGTCGTTAAATATTAAACCTGTTCCTGCTTGAAATGCACCGTCAGCTATAATATCTACATTTGATACTATATCTCCTGTTGCTCTTAATGAACCGGTAAATTGATGAAAGTCATCTGCTGAATCTCCAAACTTAGTAGATCCAGAACGGAATAATATAGAACTAGAAACTAATGTTGTTTCAAATTGATGTGCGTATATTGTACCGTCTAGATATATATTACCCTTTTGGAATGTACTAGCAGTTAAAAATAACTCTTGGTCCCACCATTTGTAGTTAAAACTACTGACACCTTCCCAGGTGCCATTATCATTTTTCATCTGCACATTACCTATATCACCACCTGCTTTAGGTAGTTCGGTAATTACAAATGGGTCTGTTGATGATGATCTATATAGAGTAAGGGTAGTACCGGAGACAGAGCCACTGCAGATAAACTCACTAAAGTTCTGATCTAACTCAGCATGTGTTAATGCTGATCCTTTCGCTCCTCTAAACGTTACTGCCATTTTATTTATTTTCTAATGCAGATATTCTCTGCTCTAAATCGTTTATGATGCTATTTTGCTCATTAACTGCACTAATCAAAAGTGCAACTAATCCATTGTAGTCAACACTAAGATAGCGATTTCTATCTGAAACTACAACTTCTGGAACTACTTTTTCTACTTCCTGAGCAATAACACCTAATTTGTTTCCAGGTATACCTTTCAGATTATAAATAGTTCCGTCAATCGAATTGAGCCTATCTAATGCGTTATCTATATGTGAAATATTTTCTTTTAATCTTTCGTCTGAGGATTGTAGTATGGTTCCTGTAGCTTTTATGTCTCCCTCAACTGTCAGCTTGTATTCTAAGGTTGGTGTATCACTATCTGCTCCAATAACTACATTACCTTCATTGTTTATGAGAAACCCTTCTGTAGTATCGATCCCTGATGAACCAGAGAAATGAGCAATACGTCCATGTGCTCCTTGGTCTTGGAGACCTTTAATTAAACTGATTTCTACAGAACCACTATTGACTGGTACCTGTGAGCTTGAAGGATAATACAAAGTAAATGTATTACCATTAGCAGAGGCTGAGGTAAAATAAGAGCCAAAGTTATTATCTACTTCGCTGTAGGTTAGTGCTGTTCCTTTATCTGCTCTAAAATTTATTGCCATTTTATATATCTAATTTTACTACAAATGTCATATCTACGTTATGTGACTTTGGTATAGGTCTATTTGTTTTTGCTACTGCTATCAATTCATTAGCTTCATTATACAGTCCTACGGTTGTTATATAAGGTTTAAATTCACTACCAAGTAGATTCTCTCTAACATTCTTATATGAACCAGTCACAGCTGTTCGGTTATAGGTATGATTAAGTTCATATTCTTTAACAGTACAGTGTATATTATATGTATAAATAGGTAGTTTTGAAATCCATGAGACATTTAATCTTGCATAAGTAGAATAGTATCTTGCTAATATAGGGTCGGTAATAATAATCTGCCCTTGGTTGTATATAATATCACCAACTACTCTTTCACTATTGGTATATGAGTCTGTTGAACCGGATACAATTATACGTCCATCGCCGTCATCTATTAATTCTATTCTTTGCTGGTTAAAGTTACTCTGTGTTAAAAACTGTTCTGTTGACTCATCTACATAATCACCTTCATCAACAACATAATCTTCTTTATCTAAAGGATTCGAACCGTACCAGTATCTAATACTCTCTATATAGTCGTTAGTTTGTATTCCATCTGACATATAACCTACTGATACATACTCGTCATTAGCATTAAATTCTGGTTCTAGTCTCAATGATAAAGGTTTGATACCAATACCATAAACTTCTTTAGGTAAGGAAACAACTGCAATCTCTGATGATATTGCTCTTGAGCCTGTTAAACTTAATGTAGATGTTAAAGATATATCGTAGCTACCAGATATAACTGGGTAGTCTGTAAGTGAGCCAGAAGTATCTCCGTAATAGTTTTGCTTTACACTATCGTAATTGAGCTTTTGATATCTGTTGTTGAGTAGATCTAAAGGGTAAGGGTAACCTGGTGTTGAACCAGAAAACCCTCTTAAAACTTCTATTCCGTAGTCCTCAATATCACTGCCCGATGCTTCCCAACTTTTATAAGAAAGGTAGTCAGATACAAATAGATCTTGCTTTGATAGTTTTTTGTAAGCACTCATTCATTAATAATCAAGCTTAATTCTAACTAAAGTCTCTTTTGTAAAGTCTTTAAGTAGAGGTCTTGATAGTTTAGCTACAGCTAGTAGGTCATTATTGTCGTTATATAATCCGACAGCTGTAATATAAGATTGAGGTGAATCAATCATTACATCATGTCTAAGCTCTCCAGACCCTGTAATTAAGGAAGGGTTAGTAGAATAATTGAACTCTCCATTTCTAGCTCTAACAAAAACAAAGTTAGAAGATACTGTTTCTTCTGATTGAAGTCTTATACTCCCTGAGTATCTTAAGAAGTCAAATACTTTTCCTTGGTTAGCAGAAGGGTTATTTTGTTGTCTATCTGTTCCTAAATCAATACCTCCTACTGTTGGTAACGTGTCTAACGCTTGTCCATTAAGTATTACTATTCCAATATCTGGTAATAATTTACCATAAGAACCGGATGATAAAGTATATCCGTTTTCGTTTAGTGTAGTATAAACTCCTGTATTAACAGAACCAGATACTAAATCGTATACCCTACCTGCATCTGTAAATGTTTCAGTGGTAAGTATTGAACTGTTATCTATAATGGTAAGACTATTAGCGCTTCCTGATTCCTGTAAAGTTAATTCAAAAGACCCTGGAAGTAATTTTTCTTTGTATCTAGCTCTATCGATTGCTAATACATAAAAATAATCAGACGATTGTCCACCAAAGTTAAATTCACTCTCTTCATCTCCTAATATTACGTTTCTAAATTGACCGTAAATTGTAGATGATGGGGAGTAACCGGGTACAGCATTATTGTAATCTAAAGATCCACTTCCCTTTTTATCGGCATATGCAATAGAGAATTGTACTCTAGCTTCATCTGATGTTGCTTCTGCTTGGTATACATCGTAGTAATAATCTGCAGAAGTACCTCCAATCTGTGTTGATGAAGTAAAGAAGGTCGTTAAGGTTGTTGAATCCCCAGACCAAAGGGGTGTAGTTACTGACTCAGCACTAACTACGACATCTTCTAAATCAAATCTTTTAAATGACATAATTAGCTAGTTTTAGTAATGGTTACTGGAATAGTTAATCTTGCACCTGAACCTCTACCTATTACTGTGACTGTTGTTTGTAGCTGTGTTCTATTGCCAAACAATGTATTCACTGAAGTAGCTGTTAGGTTGACTGCTGTTCCGATTACTGTCTTAGATACGTTAGTACCTACAGTTGTTGTGTTATTTAATCTATCTGCATCTTCTGTGTTAATACCTACACCTTGGAAGGAGTTAAGTACCCTAACATCAGCGATAGTTGCTGTATATCCTTCTGTTTCGAAGATTGAAGTAGCTCCTAAATAGTTTAGCGTTTGAGGGGTCAATGCTAAAGATGCTCCTTGCTTCAAAGAAATAGAACTATATCCAATATCAAGTACAGGTAGTTTAGACGTACCTCTTGGTAACGTAGTAAGTTTGTACTTCATAATTTGAGTCTCATCTGGAAATGCTTCTAATAACGGCATGTTTTCGATAGCTTCTCCGTAGAGTGCAGAACCAGAGGGATGTTGTGGATTGTATAAGGTGTAATCAATCTCATCATCTGCTAATGCAAATTGAGTGATTTTAAAAGAACCGTCCCCTCTAGCTAACAGCTCTCTTCCTTTTTTAGTTAAGATCGCATCCACTGTTACGATCGAATTATCTAGATATCCCATTTTGTGTTATTGTGTTTTATATAAATATGCGTTAATTATAATTTTAATGTTTTTATA